TTATTGCCAGCATACTAGGTGAAATGTGCGCTTTAGCAACTTTATTGAACCCCCAAATTTGAAGGAAATTAAGCATGGCAGACAATATTGCGATGATACCGGCGTCAGGAAATGAGGCCGATCAAATTCTAGTCCTCGAACAAAAAGTTGAGGAAATGAAGTCCAAGGGTTGGACCGTCGTTGGCGAAAAACCCACTCCACCTAAATCTAAATCAGCCAAAAAGGATATTGAATAATGGCTACTCATAAAGGCTCGGAAGGCACAATCAAGGTAGGCAGTAATGCCGTTGCCGAATTGTTGTCTTACTCAATCACTGAAAGCGTGGATCTGATTGAAACCACCAACATCACGGATGCAGCTCGTTTATACTCAACGGGCAAAACCTCGTGGGGCGGTGAGATTGCCACCAACTGGGACGAGGGCGATACTGCCCAGAGTGCCTTGACGATTGGTGCGAGCGTGACGCTAAACGTTTATCCAGAAGGCGCTACGGGAGGCGATACCTATTATACCGGCACCGCGATTGTAACGGGGCTTGATAAATCAGCCGATGGCGAAGGCTTGGTGACAAATAATATCTCTGTTACTGGATCTGGCGCACTATCAAGCGCATTGGTCTAAGCCCTTGAGTATTATTGAACGGGTTAAAAGCCATACCGAGAGCCTCGGTCGAAAGATGGTCGAGGTTCCAGAGTGGAAAGACGAGAGCAGCGGTGCGCCTACCATTCTTTATTCCAAGCCAATTACCCTTTTCGAGATGCGTAAGTGGTGGAAAGGGATGCAGTCAGACGACATCACTATCTTTGCTGATCTAATCATTGCCAAAGCCGAGGATCGTGAAGGTCAAAAGGTGTTCACCCTCGAAGATAAGCAGCCGCTTTTAAGAACCGCCGAGTTTTCAGTCCTAGCCCGTGTTGCGGGCGAGATGGTGGATCACGCAGACGCCGAGGAACTGGAAAAAAACTAAGGGACGATCCTCAACTGTTTACCATCTATGCGTTGGCGGATCGTTTAAATAAATCCATCGAAGAAATCATGCAAATGACCGTGGAAGAGTTCACGGGTTGGCTGGCTTTCGTAAAGCTTGAGCGGGAACGTTTAAATGGCAAGTAAGAAGATTCAAATTGTAATTGGCGCGAAGGATAAGACCCGCGCAGCATTTGCCAAAGTTGCGAAGGCTATGAACGTTCTTCGAAAGAGCGTTTTCAACCTCAAAACGGGTATCGGCGCTCTGGTAGGCGTTGGCGGTTTTGTTGCACTCGCTAGGGCTGGTCTCAAGTCGATAGATAATATCGGCAAGCTCTCAAGAACTCTGGGCCTTACAACGGAGCAACTCGGTACGCTCCAGCATATGGCCAATCTGGGCGGAACCAGCCTAGATACCTTTGCTCGATCCGTTAGGAACCTTAATAAAGGCGCTTTAGATTTCACCGTTAAAGGCACCGGCGAGGCCAAGGATGCCTTTGAAAGGTTGGGCATCAGTGTCGAGGACGTAAACGCTGCCTCTGGTGACCAGATCACCCTGATGGGTTTGGTTGCAGACAAGCTTGCTCCAATGAAGAACGGGGTCGAAAAAACGGCCTTAGCCATGAAGCTGTTTGGTTCAAGGTCCATTGAAATACTACCCGCATTGGAACAAGGCTCGGCTGGTATCGAAGCCATGCGTGAGGAAGCTGAAAAGCTTGGCCTTATTCTGGGCAAGAAAGCTGTTGCCGAGGTTGAGGAAGCCAATGATGCAATGGCTCGGCTCGGTAGTGTTTTCACAGCTTTGAGAAATAAAATTGTAGTTGGACTTGCTCCGGCAATAACCAAATTTGCGTCAATCATAAAAGACAAGCTGGTCGAGAACCTGAATTTATCGGGGCAGAGCATCCAAGAATTTACCCGTGATGCGTTGCGGAATTTTCTTAGCTGGATGCACTCGACATTGCGTGGGATGGAAACCTTCACCAATGCAATGATCGACAAGTTCAATGTCCTTAAAAAGGCGATGGGCATGGAGCTGATGCCCAGAGCTAGTTTTCAAGATGCTATCAATTTTATGGAAGCGCTTTACCAAAGTCTCGAAGAACTCCCACAGGTAACAATCAAGGCCACAGAACCACTCGCCAAACTGGATGCCGGTTTACTGAAGGTGAAGGAAAGCACCGACAAGACCAAAACATCACTTCAAACATTTAGCAAAGATGCCCAGAGCGCGATGGGGCAACTTCAAAATGCTGCCGTCCGAAGCCTGAACAGCATGGAAAACGCCATTATGAGTTTGAGTGCTGGCACAACAACACTGAAAGACAGTTTTAAATCGATGGCCATCTCCGTTGCTCAGGATATGCAAAGAATGTTGATCAAAAAGACGATCACGGGTCCACTGGGCGGCTTTCTTGATAGTGCATTGGGGTCATTGTTTGGGGGTGGCGGTCCCAGTGCTATACCTCAGGCACCTGTTATGAGAGCGCGTGGAGGTCCATTGAATGCAGGTCAATTATCTATGGTTGGTGAACGTGGCCCAGAGCTGTTCGTTCCTCGAACCAGCGGCAAGATCATTGCCAACAAGGATATGGCTGGCGGTGGCGTCACTGTTAACAACTCATTTGATTTCAGCAACGCCAATCCGGCGACCGTAAGCCTTCTCGCTGATCAGGCAGAGCGTATTAAACAAGAGACGTTTAACAACGTCTTCAATGCTGTGAACAAAGGCGGCAAGTTTGCTCGAATTGTAGGACGGCGCTCATGACAACCTTTGCACTTCCAGAGAACGCTTTCATTACTTCGACATTTGGTTTGGAGAGTAATACCCAGATATTTGAAAGTCCGTTATCGAACAATTCGCAGATCCTCGAACTCACGGGAGCCAGATGGACTGCAAATTATAGTGTAGCCAATAAGACGGCGGCTGATGCTGGCCAATGGATCAGCTTTTTGACTAAGCTTCGAGGTCAGGCCAACAGCTTCTTCGGGTACGATCCTCAACGGGTTACAGCTCAGGGTAATGCTGGCGGCACACCTTTAGTAAATGGCGCAAGCCAAACCGGCAATTCTCTGGTGACCAACGGGTGGACTTCGGGGGTTACAAATATCCTCAAAGCGGGCGACATGGTTGCCTTCGCGACTTCAGATGGTCGTGAGCTGAAAATGATCACCGCTGACGTTAATTCTGACGGCTCAGGTAATGCCACACTCAGCATTGAGCCTTCGATCCGCACCAGCCCCGCCAATGACGCAACGATAATTGTTAGTACACCAACGTGCGTGATGCGCCTTGCGGGTGATAACCAAGCCAAGTGGACCGTGAATGAGTTGGGGCTTTACGAGATAAAGTTCGACGGCATTGAGGTTTTCTAATGTCGCGGTCATTAACTACTGCCAGCAACAATGCAACCATTGCAGATGTTGTTAGGCCCGTGCTTTTAATTGAACTGGAGTTTTCAGACGGAATCGTAAGGTACACAACTTCTGACAGGGATGTGGTCTTTGACAGTGATAATTATACAGCGGCTGGCCAATTTGCATCGATTAGCGCGGTCGAAGAAACCACCGAATTAGAGGCTAACTCGATAACCGTTGGGATTAACGGCATTCCTTCGGCAAACCTTTCACTGGCCTTGGGTCAAACATACCAGAACCGCACGGGTACGGTTTATCTGGGCTTCCTGGATAGCTCATACGCTTTGATTGCTGACCCTTTTGTTGCCTTCAAAGGGCGTATGAACTCAATGGACGTCCAACTTGGAAAAACTGCAACGGTACAGCTTTCAATTCAAAGCAGGTTAGTGGATTGGGATAAGGCACGAATTAGACGTTACACCAACGCAGACCAAGTGAATTTTTTTGCGGGCGACAAGGGTTTGGAGTTCGTAAGCCAAATGGTCGAAAAAGATTTGGTGTGGGGTAGGGCGTAATGGGCTTCGGTGGTTTCGGTGGCTTTTTCAAGTCTGTAGTCAGGATAGCCAAATCGGCGCTCTCTAATGCTTTTTCGCCTACTAGTTTTTTATCAGGCTTCAACCCACTTAGCTTTATCACGAGCATCGCTCTCAATATGGCCGTTTCGGTGGCCTTGTCAGCGTTCCTCGGTAAAAAGAAGCAGGGTCAGGTCGCCTCATTCGAGTTCGAAGCCCAAGACCGTCATGTCATTGCACGAGGCGGTGCAGAGTGTCGGCGCATTATCTACGGTGAGATAGTCGCATCCGGCCCATTGGTGTTCGCGGCTTCAACGGGAAGTAACAACAAGTTTTTGCACCTTGTGGTGGCCCTTGCTAACCACGAAGTTGAGGAGATCAGCTCCGTATACTTAAACGACAAGGAGATTGTACCCAGCACCTTGAACGGTGCAGGGCTTGTTACCACTGGCACGTTTGCCAACAAGGTTCGCATCAAGAAGGCTCTAGGGACGGCAACACAAGCCGCCGATAGTGATCTTGTAAGTGAAGTAACGGATTGGACCTCGGCGCATCAATTAAAAAGCATCGCCTATATATACGTACGGCTGGAGTTCGATACCAAGCTATTCCCGACCGGCATTCCCAATGTGAAGGCCACGGTTAAGGGTAAGAAGATCCTCGATCCACGCGATAGCGG